CAAATGTCATCACATTTTTTCTCCATGCTTGAGACCTATCTCCCCTAGCTAACCTTTTACACCTCTCATCCAACTCATGTAGATCAGCTCTTACCTGAGCAATAACATCCTGTCCTTCTATGGGTGGGTTATTTGGAACATCTGCCATATTTAGAGAAAAAGCTACAGTTCCCCCAACATTACCAAAGGTTGCTGCTGTAGTTGTACCAGTAGCCCATATATCTCTTGTTTGCACGGGATGCCAAGTATCTCCACCATAGAAGGATCTTTGCCCATCTCGCTGTAGCTCCCATGCTGGCTCTACTTCTCTCCAATCAAACCTAAGTTCTGCAGTTGCCATTCTCATAGCCTCCCTTACTGTTTGTCCTGCTCTTACCGGTATTCTTATCATACACAAAGCCTAACATAGCCCAGTAGGGTTTGTCAAGCCTCTTTTTTGTGATATAATTCATTCTATGATGTGTGCCAAATGTAAGGAATCCCTAGCTGGTATCCTCTACGAACACCTACTCTGGTTGGAGAAAATGTACGGCTGGGGTGTAAGGGTGGACAATATACAGGAAATAGCTAGGCTAAAGTTTAGCGGCAGACTGGAAGAGGTCAATGGTGGGCTAGAGTCTGCTGTGATAGGGTTGCTTAAACAGGGTGGGTATGTGAAGCGAGAAGATGAAAAGATATTTATCAAGCCTAGAACAGAAACCCACCCACTTAGAGCGTGCTAGCAGTCGGGGCTCCTAAAGTCTAACCAGTTCCCCCTAATGACTCCAAATAGAACCTGTGAGAGCACGGTGAGTTTGTCGTGGTCTAGGCCTATTGAGTGGTGGAAGTCTATAACCTCGATTATCTCATGCAGGAAAGTAGCTGCCTGTTGGCTCTCTGGGCAATCACCCTTTATATCAAAGATGATGATCTTATTTTTATTTAGGTCAGCTTGTCCGTATCTTGAACTATTTTCTGTTTCTTGTTCTTCCACTAAGCACTCTAACCCACTAATCACAATTCTTCCAGGTATTTCCATCTCAACCCCCCTTTGGGCTATCTTAGCATAATTTAAACCACTTTGCAAGCCCATATATTCCCCTTATACTTGACTAAAATTGACAAGATAAACAGAATGTGTTATCATACCGCAATGTACAACATTCTGTTTTGGTGTTCTTGTGCAATTTGCTTAACAATCTTTGTTTATAGGTTTTTAGCATAAAAGGGGGATGATATGGCACCGCCTATCAAGTTAAACTTGAGGCATTTAGAGACAAATAGCAAGGGATATGCAGAATTTTTACCTCTTGGGGACATCCACTTAGGTTCTTCTGGTTGTTTTGTGGATAAAGTCCAGGCAAATATCCAATATTGCCTAGCTAAACATGTTTATGTGGCTACAATGGGCGATTTGTTGGAGATGGGGACGAAGGGTTCTGTGGGAGCTGGGGTTTATGAGCAGATAATGCAACCTCAGGAGCAGATAGATGCTATGATCGAGATGCTTAGGCCTCTTGCAGACGCTGGGTTGCTACTTGGGATGCTAGACGGGAACCATGAGATAAGGCCACACAATACAACTGGTATCCAGGTCACTAAATTGATGAGTGCGGCGCTATCTGGTAAGCATCCAGTCCCATATTTGGGGTACTCCAGGTGGAATTACTGGTATGTGGGGGGTACAGGCTATAAAATCTATCTCACACATGGAGAAGGGGCTTCTAAGAAGAAGCATACTAAGTTGAAAAAAGTGCTGGATATAGCTCAGGGAGTAGCAAGTAGGGCTGATCTAGTCTGTATGGGGCATGTCCATGACATTCTTTTTGAAGCAGTGAGATACCCGGACATAGACCCCAAGACGAAGAAAAAGGTCTATATTAAGCAATATGCTTGCACTACAGGGGGTTACCACGATGACGAGGGTTATGTAGCTATGAAGAATTATGAGCCTGGGTTAGTGGGTAGCCCAAAGATAAAGTTATTCAGCGGGAAGAAAGATATTCATATTAGTATGTGAGGAGCGAATGGCAAAGTACTTAAGCCTAGGTGGCGGAACACTTAAAAGGAAGAAAAGAGTTTCATCTAAGAAGCATAAGTCAAGAAAGAAGAAGCAACGCAGTGAGTCTAGAAGAATAAGGGTAAACAGAAGCGCTTGACCACAAAAGAGGAGGAGGATGATGACTCTAATAGAGAGAACATTGCGTGAGGTTTTAGAGTGTGGGAATGGTGGTAAGGTTGATGTCATTCTTTTTAGTAACGTAAGAGATGTAGTCAAGATGATTGAAGAGGGGAAGTTTGAAATTAAGACCAAGGAGACGAAGCCCATTGCCCCACTCCCACTAGATGAGAAACAGGACGAGTTTCTTATTAGGGCTCTCCTGGAGGGGGAAGGTGCAAGCCTTAAAGCCTTTGTGGAGTGTCATGGGACAGCCTATGTCTCCCCGGAGAAAAGAAAAGAATATAAGGCTAGGTACCAGCCGCTAATAGATGCCTTTATTGATGAGGGTTTAGTAGCGAAGGGAATGGGGCAGCGCTGGTTTATGAGGGAAGATGCCAAAGCCGAAGGAAGATAAGTCACCACAGGCACAGGTAATTAAGTACTGGGCTAAACACCCAAAAGCTTTTGTTGAAGAAGCTTTGCGGGTTGGGGAGATCAGTGAGTATGGGGTATCTTCTCAACAGATAGAAGCGCTAGATGCTATTGGCACTTTGGTTGAGAGCAAGATTTTGTTGCACGACGGGAGAAAGCTTACCAAGAAACAAGCTGAATATGCTGACAAGATAGGGCTTTCCATCATGTCTGGACGGGGGACTGGGAAAGATGCCTTTGCTTCATGGATGGTGATCTGGTTCTTATTCTGTTTTCCCTGGCCTAAGATCAGATGTACAGCCAACACCAGTGCACAGCTAAAGTCAGTTCTTTGGGCGGAGATATCTAAATGGCTTAGAGGGGCTATCCCTCTTGTGAGAAGCACTATCCAATGGCAGGCTGAGAGAATTTATAACAAGGAAGCCTGGAAGGTAACCGGCGGCAGATCAGAGTGGTTTGCTGAAGCTCGTACAGTCAATGTCAAGAGCACTCCAGAAGAGCAGGCTGAGGTATTATCTGGTCTGCATGAAGACTACTTAATGCTGGTAGCTGATGAAGTTAGCGGTATCCCAGACCCAGTGCTAAAGAATATTGAAGCCACGTTGACACAAAAGTGTAACCTTGTCCTGATGATTTTTAATCCGACAAGGGCTACCGGATATGCTGTAGATAGTCATGGGGTAAACTCTAAATATTGGGTCACTCTTAATTGGGATTCTAGAGAGAGTGAGCTAGTTAAGAAAGAATGGGTAGACAGATATAGGGACAAATATGGAGAGGATTCAGACCCCTGGAGAATTAACGTGCTTGGGGTGCCACCAAACTCTAGCGAAGACACACTCATACCTAGGGATTGGGTTGAAGATGCAGTTACAAGGCCAATAGAAGTCTGTGAGGCAGACCCATTCGTTTACACTGTGGACGTTGGGGCTGGTGGTGACCCAAGCATTTTAATGAAGTTTCATGGTAGGACTATCACAGAAATAAAACAGTATAATACTAAGGATACCATAGAGTTGGCTGAGAAAGTTTCTATAGAGATGTACAAAGATAACCCTGATGCCGTTGTGGTGGATGTAATTGGATTAGGAAATGGAGTCTATAACACTCTTAGAAGAAGACACGGAAGGGTTTTCCCTGTGGATGTCTCTCGTAAAGCAAGAAATCCCGATAGGTTTGTAAGGGTTAGAGATGAGCTTTGGTGGGCGACCAGGGAGTCTTTTGAACAAGGGAATATAAAGATACTGGACGATACCGAGCTAAAAGATGAGCTGTGTGTCTTTAAATATGATGAGTCTAGTGGAAAAGTCAAGGTAGAAAGTAAAAAAGATTTGAAGAGAAGGGGAGGACATAGCCCCGATAAGGCTGATTGTGTGATGATGTTTCACTTCTTAGAAAATAAAATCTTTAACGAACATGCGAAAAGGCGTGCTTCATGGAGAGTTACTGATATGGCTCCAGAGCCGCAGATTTCCTGGAGGGGTATTTAGATGGCTTCTTTTATGAGCACGACAGAAGTAAATGGGCATACACACTTAGTCTTCTTAACGGATGACAATCTTGGGGTTACGTCAGTTGACAGTGCTCATGCTCATGAAATTGGTATAAACCCAGAAGAACAGAATGAAATACAGAGAATTAAGTTAATGAAGTTAAGCGGGATAATTCCACCTGATGCACCCGAGCCATCAGGTGAGTTGGTTGTTTTTAGTGAAAACGGGCACAAGCACGAGTTTGCTCCACAAGCTTTTAAGGAGTTTTCTAGTGAAGATGATGGGAAGTCAGAGGATGACTGGGTCTCTGATGTTCAGGCTAAAGTTGATTTAGGTGAAGAGCAACAGCGTGAGTTTAAAGACAATGGGGATGTCTCGCTAGGGTTCTATGACGGGACTAACCAGTGGCAAGCTGCCGATAAGAGTAACTTAGAAGGTATGCGAAGAGCTGCTATAACCCTTAATAAGGTTGAGCCTTTAATTGACCTGCTTGTTGGCTTCCAGAGACAGAATAAGTTGGATGTTAAATATCTTCCCGTTGAGGGGGGAGACCAAGTTGTCGCTGATATTTATAATATGGTCTCAAAGAATATTACGGATAAAGTCAACTATGACTATGAACAAACTCTAGCTTTTAGGGATAGTACTATTGTCGGCAGGGGGCTCCTTAACATACGGATAAGCTATGAGAAGAACCCTGAGGGAGATATCATAATAGATCACCACCCCTGGGATGAAGTTGTCTTTGGTGAGCATGATAAGCTGAACCTTAGAGACTGTGAGTTTATAGCCAAGGTCAAGTGGCTCAGCAAAAATAAGGTCGAGAGTTTATGGCCTGAGAAAGCTGAGGAAATAGTTTGGGAGGATGAAGACGATAGGGGGGAGACTCGTGATGACCCAACTCATGGAGCTAGCCTTGGGAGCGAATGGATAGACAGGTTTAAAAAGAGGCTGAAGGTAGTAGAGTGTTGGATTAAAGAGAAAAAGCGTGGATGGGTGGTTCTTAATCAGGAGGAAGAAGTCTTTGTTGATGCAGACAATTGGACTTCTAGTGATATTTCCAAAGTAGAAACTATTTCAGGCTTCACTGCTGTTTCTGTTCCAAGGACGATAATGCGAGTGGTCACGATAGCTGGAGATACTGTAGTTGATAATGAGATAGATGAAAATTTTGATTCTGAGTTCCCTATTGTTCCCGTATATGCCAAGAAGATGAAGAACAGAATATGGGGCAAGGTAGAGGGGATGAAGGGTGTCCAGGAAGAGATAAATAAGAGGCACTCGCAGATAATTGACATTGTTAACAAAAATATTAACTGGGGCTGGCTTGTCGGGCAGAACACTTTTGATGATGAACACCAGAAACAAAAATTTATTGAGAACTCTTCTACTCCGGGTGCCGTACTTGAAGTGGCAGACCCAGCCAACTCCCCTCCCACTAAGTTAGAAACAAGCAGTTTCCCAACAGGCATACACAACTTAGTCCAACTTGACACACAAACCCTGAGAGAGATTTCCAATATCAATGCAGAGTTGCAAGGGATTAATACCCGAGCTGAGTCTGGGGTGGCGATAGCTGAAAAGAAGAGGCAGTCTCTGTTGGGCAATGAGTTTCTATTTGACAACCTTAGCCTTGCCAATAGGCTTGTGGGGAGGATTCTATTTAAGCTTATACAGAGGGTGTGGACTCCAGAGAGAGTGTTAAGGCTTATGGCTGATAGCAGCAGGTTAAATGCACAGCCACAGGAATTTGGGGGCAGACCTTTCGTGGGTGATGAGCCACAAGGAGTAGAAAACGAGCTGACATCTGATGAGGTGTTTAGGGTTTTAAAAGATATTGACGTGGGGCGTTACGATATAGTTGTTACAGAGAATGCCTATACTCCTACTGTGATGCAGGAGAACTTGTCTAAGTTTATAGAGCTTGCTAGAGTGGGAGCTCCAATACCTATCGAGATATTTATTGAGTTCTTTGATATCCCGGCTGAGCAGAAGAAGAAGATACAAGATAGCGTAGATGCCCAAAGGGATAGAGAGCAAAAGAGGGAAGAGGCTAAGAGCCAGACTGAAATTGTTAAAACTCAGATAGCTAACCAGCCACAGCAAGGACAGCAACAATTACAGTAAAATTTGACTTTACTTGACAAATATGATAAACTACTGTCGAAATAAATCTTGAGCGATTTACTCAGTTATAAGGAGAATTTACAGGCCAAGTTAAAAATTAGCTTTTAATTCTCACCCCACTGGAATACCATTAATATGCCAGATTTAGGGAACACCATCAAATAGATGCCCAGAGGAGGATACTTATGGGTGGAGAAGTAAAAATAGCTACTAAGCAGGAAGACCAGAAGACCCTTGATGTCGAGTTGCTATCAGAGCAAGAACTAGATGAGCTGATGGCTGCGAGGTTAAGCGCTGAGTCTAAAGGCGAAGAGCTACCAGAAACCACTGTCGTTATCGACGTGGAAGAAGACGAAGTACAGGAAAAGGAGATAGACGAAGAAGAGGAAAAAACTGAAGATGCTGAAGAAAAGCCAGTCGAAGAGGAAGCCTCTGATGAGGTTGGCGATGAGCGAGATGTCCTTATCTCCAAGTTGCGGAAGCAAGTGGAGGAAAAGGAAACAATCTTCAAGTCGCACTCTAATGAGGTCGGGGCTACTAGAAAGCGTAATGTTGAGTTAGAGTCTGAGCTTGCTAAATTCCGCACACAGCACCCTTATCCCAAGCTGGACACAGAGGGGTTGGGTGATGGGTATGATTCTGTTGATGTTGAAGTTGTAGACAAAATTGTACAGCAGAGGTTAAGGCAGGAGCGGGAATCCAAAGCTTTAGTGGAAGCTCAACAGGGCATGGTTAGAGCACAGAACAAAGATGCCCTACAAAAACTTGTCCCCGAGATTGACTCTCTCATCCCTGATATTGCTGAAATATTTGAGAGAGAGGGCTTAACTGATTCTCAAGGGTTAGCACAGTTTAGAGCTGATCCCTACTCGCAAGATGCTGCTCTTGTTTATGCGTATGCAAAAAGAGCACATCTAGAGAAGCAGATTAAAGACCTGCAAACTGAGAAGGATAAGCTAAAAAACAAACCTGCAAAGGTTGTTGCCCAGATTAAGAAAGCTGGGAGTCAGAAGAAGACAATCGACGATGCTGGTGCAACTTCAGTGGGCGGGAAACCTCCTGAATTAACTGAAGAGCGAATCTGGTCTATGACAGAAGATGAGCTGGAAAAGGAAATAATCAGGAGACTCAAAGAGGAAGAAAAACTCCGTAGTTAGTATTACCTCTATTAGTTTAGCTTCATAAGCCCACTCATTAATTTGGTGGGCTTTTGTTTTGCAAAGAAAGAAGGAGACTTTACAATGGCTATTACTGCTATTTCTACAAGTGATGCGTTGACAGTAAAGCTCTGGGAGCGGAAGATGTTTAACGTCATGGAAAATGCGTCGTACTTTATGACTCGTTTTGCTGGCGAGAACGAAAACAACATTGTACAAGTTAAGACAGACCTTACCAAACAGAAGGGTGACAAGATCACCTTTGGTATCGTCTATGATTTAACAGGTACTGGTATTGACGAAACCCAAACCCAAGAGGGGAATGAAGAACCTCTCACGTCCTTTGACTATAGCCTTACACTGAGAGAATATTCTCATGCTGTGAAGACTAACAAGATGTCTCAGAAGCGTGTTGTGTTTGACATTCCATCTACTGCAATTGCTAAGCTTCAACGATGGGGTAGTGACAAAATTGATGACGAACTGTTCTCAGCTATTGACACTAGCCCGACTAAGGCTTTTTGGGGTGGAGACGCTACAAGCGTAGCTACTCTGGAAACTGCTGACTTGCTTACTCCAGCTCTTATTTCTAAGGCTGCTACGTGGGCACGGACTGGTGGGAACGATTCCCAACCAGTTATCCAACCAGTGAGAATCGAAGGTGGAGAGTTTTATGCTCTGGTCGTACACCCCGATACTCTTTATGACTGGAAACAAAACTCCGTTTGGACTAATGCTGCTCGTGACGCTCTGCAAAGAGCACCCGACCACCCATTTTTCAAGCAGGCTACTATGTTTTGGGATAATGTTGTTATTCACGAACATCGAAGAGTGGCCATCTTCTTGACTGGTGGGAGCGGTAGTGATGTTCCTTATTCTAGGAATATCCTACTAGGCCAACAAGCCGGTTTGTGGGCATGGGGCGAACGTCCTAAGATAGTGCAACAAACTAAAGACTATGAACGTGAGAGAGGCTGGTCGTGGCAGATGGTTGCTAAGCCGGGTAAACCTGTGTTCAATAGCTTAGATTATGGTTCGGTTGGTGTTATTACATCTAGAACCTCGATCTCAGACGCTTAGGAAGGGGGTAAAATATAATGGTTGATACAATCACAACTTTTATAACTGGGACTCAAGAGCATGAGATTCTTGAAGGCTATGTTGGCTACCTCCAGAACACCCTGGACTTTAGCGCAACCAACGCTACTACCCTTGCCATTGTCCAGGCGCTCAAAGTGGGTGCTGGGATGTGGGTTCAGAACGTCTATGTAAAAGTAGATACTGCTCAAGGGGCAACACTAACCGCTAAGGTTGGTGATGGTACTGCTGATGATGGTTGGGATGCTTCCACGAATCTTAATGCTACTGCTGGAACTACAACTATGGGCTCAGATGGTACTGATGCTTATGTTGCTGGTGGCAAATACTACAGTGCTGCTGACACTATTGACTTGACTATGTTGACAGCGGCTACGCTTGTCGACACTGCTGTCGTTACTGTCGTGGCTCCGTATATGAGAGTAACCACCTAGAATGGCAATGAGGGAGACTGGTGATAGAGAGATAGAAGATATATTATGTCGCAGTCTCCCTCCTACTGCTTTGTATTTTAGTTGGATGGCAATTGAAGCCTCATTAAATAATTTAGCCTTGCAGTTAAAGATGATAACGAGGTGCGACTTAGGGTCTATAGACGGGATGAGCAACTGCCCCTTAGAGTGTGAGGAGTATCAGTGGTGCTCAGACAGGAGGCAGTTTATGTTTGACCACAGAAAAGACCTTTCAGACCTCTCTATAAGTACTGTTAACGACAAGGCTAAAAGACTTATTGAGTCAAAGGAAATTGGTGAAGGTGTGGATTGGCTAGAATGATTTTAAATTACTCGGAAAGGGTGGGTTGCTCATCCTCCTCCCACCCTTTCTGGGTTATTCAAAGGAGCAATAAAGGGGTAGCCGGGGAATGGCAACAACTGGGAGGGTGTAAGTATGGAATATTGTGAAGCGTTAATTAAAATCGGTTTCTTTCATATCAAAGAATAAAGGAGGGGCGGGATGGTGTTAGTAAAACATGAAGCGGGGAGATTGGCAAAAGTTGATGCTGAATTACTTGCAATTGACAATAGGTTGGATCATTTACAAGTCGAGTATGACGTAAAGAAAATAGCCTTTGAATTAGAGGCGGGCAAAGTTTTAGGCTTTGACCAAGCAACTTTAAACAAATATCGCGCGGTTGCTCAGGCTTTTGAGGCAAAGGAAGCGGCCTTGAAGAGCCTAAAGGACACTGCTGCCGACGCGAAAGAAATCGCTGAGAAAACCCCTATCAAATATGGCACCTGGGATACTTATTCTCAGGCAATTGACGAC